ACGTCGTCGAGCTTCCTCTTCAGCAGCCCTACGAGCCTGCTCTTCAGCGGCTCTACGGGCGGCTTCTGCTTCTGCTGCACGTCTGGCGTCTTCTTCGGCCTTACGACGAGCTTCCTCTTCCGCGGCTCTACGGGCGGCTTCTGCTTCTGCTGCACGACGGGCTTCCTCCTCTGCTGCTCGGCGAGCAGCTTCTTCTTGCGCACGACGATCGGCTTCATCGTCATACGGGTTAAAACCACCGGGACGGCCTCCCGTCTTGCCCCTGCCAGGGCGATCACCAATGCCGGAGTCAATCGGTCGAACGTAAAGGTCTTCCCTCTCCCGCGCTTCCTTTCGTAGACGAGCACGCTCTGCGGCATCCGCCATCTGCGGAGTGTTCTGCCCGGCGTTCGCAGCCATTGCAGCGTCAAACGACGCTGCCGCCGCATTGAGATTCGTCGGTACGGAAGCAGGGGGCTGCGCGGCCTGCGGCTGTGCAGGAGGATTAGTGAACTGCTGAAGATCCGCCGCAGCAGATCCCGGTTGTGGACGAATCGGCTCGGACTCCGGCTCGATCTGAGCCTGTTCCGTGAACCGCGGTCCTTGAGCATTGATCAACGCCGCAGCACGCTCGCGCTCCTGCGCACGCATCGCGGCTTCGGCTTGAAGACGCGCCTGTTCCTGGGCCGCGGCCCGCGCAGCGGCTTCTTGTTGCGCACGCGCTTGGGCCTGTTGTTCTGCGGCTTGACGCGCGGCTTCTTGTTGCGCGCGTTCCGCTGCCGCCCTTTGTGCAGCCTCCTGTCGCGCACGCTCTTCCGCCATCGGCGCCATCCCAGAGAACGTAGGGGTAGGCTCCTGCTGCGGACTCTGGGGGGCCTGGGGATTCGGGGTGTACTGACGCTCCGCGTCAAAGCCCGGCGTAACCTCACGCTGCACGGCCACGCCAGGTTCAGGACTGGCCACAGAACTCTCCGCCCCAGGACTACTTGCGTCAAAGAGCATCGAAGCCGTCGGCTGCGGTGCGCCCGCCGCCAAGATTTGCTCAAAGTCCGCCGCAGCCGAACCACGAGCAGGCTCCCTTTCAGGTTTCGCCTGCGGGGCGATCGTGTCCGGTGCCATCGAGAACGAAGAGGCCGGCGCAACAGAAAAAGGCGAGGGGCCGATCGGGGCGGTCGGGGTGACGGGCGTGTCGCCAAAGAGCCCCATGGGCTCGTCTTCTTCCCCCATAGCAAATCGAGAAGCCGCTCTGTATTCCTTCAACCCCGTCTTAGGGTTCTTGGTCCCCGCGCCGCCGAGCTTCTTCAGTAGATCCCGAGCACTGGCGCTGAGAAACGCCAACTCCGTGTCGCCGCCACGGCCCGCGGACGCAACCTTCTTGATAAACGATGCAATGTCTTTGTCCGCTAACTTCTTGGCTTTGGCCATGGCTCAAGGTCCCCAGAGGAGTGGCCTTGACATTCTAGGCCTCAGTAGTATTCGGGAGCAAGCGTGCGTCCAGACGGCTCCGGCTTCTCGTCGGTGTTCAACGTCACGAAGTTCCCTTGACGGAACCGCATCAGCGCCTGGGTCGTCGAGTCCACCATGTCGTCATTGTCGCCGTTCGGGAACGCGGCGCACTCCTCGACCAGCTCTTCCGCCCAATCGGTGTCCGGGGCCCATACCATCCCCGACTCCAAGATCGGCGCGACCGCGTTCGCGCGACTGATCTTGTCCGTCCCCGATCGCCTGCCGCCCGGTGTGTACATGGTGACAGGAATACCGACGCGCCGCAGTTCCTGCTGGAGCGTCACGCCCGTCGCCTTCGCTTCGATCAATACGTTATCAGGATTCCAGCGTTTGTACTCGTCCTTCGCGATCCGTTTCAGTTCAGGAAAGTCCCACCGACCACGCGTGACATCGAGCAGCACAATGTTGGGCCCTGAGTCTTGGTCCGGGTAAAACACGCCCCAAGTCGTGATCACCGAGTAGTCGGCCGTCTCCTTTTTGCTGTACGCCGTGTCATAGCTCTGGATGATGTAGTTCACGATCGGCGGGGCCTCATGAGGCCAGATGCGCCACCACTCACGCTTCAGGATCGCGCCCTCATCGTTCGTCGGCTGTTGCTGGTACATCGCGTTCCACTTCTGGACCGACAGCGATGCCTTGACAGCCTCTAGTTCCTCAAGCTTCCAGAACTCCGGCCACAGCGGCTTACCACTCGGCAAGATCGCCGGGAACTCAATCACTTCCCATTTATCCGCCCCGCGGCTCGCCTGTGCCTTGAGCAAACGGGCGGTTAGATCCTTCGTGCCCCAACGCGTCATCACCATCACGATCGCACCGCCCGGTTGCAAACGGGTACGCGGACCGCCCTGGTACCAGTCCCACGCATTGTCCAAGGCCAGTTCCGACAGTGCGTCCTGCTCCGAGTGCGGGTCGTCGATGATCAAGATATCCGCACCACGGCCGGTCACAGCACCGCCGACACCGACGGCGAAGTAACTACCGCCTGCGTTCGTGTCCCAACGGCCGGCTGCTTTGCTGTCCTGCTTGAGTACGACGTCCGGGAACAGTTCCTTGTAGCGATCAGAGTCCATTAGGTCGCGGACTTTACGGCCAAATTTGACGGCTAGTTCTGCCGTGTGTGTCGCTTCAAGGGCTTGGAGATTCGGGTTGCGGCCCATGAGATACGCGGGAAGCAGATACGACGCGAACTCTGACTTCGTATGCCGGGGCGGCATGTTCACGATCAGCCGCTTCAGCGTCCCGTTGGCAATGCGATCGAATGCACTTGCCATGCGGCGGTGATGCTCACCAAGGATCGCGGCCGGCCACACGTACCGCACGAAATCGATGAAGTTCTTGCGCGCCTTGTCCTGCGTCTCGAGCAGCATTAGCCGGTATTCCAGCCGCAGACGCTCCTCCTCGATCTCCTTCGGAACGGCGCTCATGGGGTCCAATTGCTTTTCATATGCGCAAAATTTTTGCACGAGTTGACAAGTTGATCAACCCGGGCCTGTTTTTCTACCGGCGGGGGCCGGGGGTCATGTTCCACGTGGAACCAAAAGTGTTTCACAGCATATTGGCTGTGTGAAATCGGGCAAAAGCCCTTGCCTTTGTGAAGCGCCGCGTTTTTTGGGGCGGCAAGCTGCCGACGTTCGTCGGCGATCGTGAGCGAAGGCCCGCAACCCGCGAACCACGGCCCGAGCTCGAAGGCCCGAGCCCGCGAACCACGGCCCGCGAACCACGCGCCACGGCCCACGGATCGGCGAGCTCGAGCGAGTACCTGGTCAAACTCGAGGCCAGGATCGGCGAGCTCGAGCGAGTACCTGGTCAACGCAACACGGCCCACGGGCCGCGCTCGAAGGCCGACGCGCAGCAGCTCACGCGCCACGGGCCGGGAGTGAATACCGCGAGCACCGCCGCACGAACCACGGCCCACGGGCCGAGGCCAAGTACGACCGGGCCCAGAGATCGAGGCCGACAACGGGAGGCCGACGCGCCCGAGCTCGTCATCGAGCACCGAGAACCGAGACCGGAGAATGAATACCCGACGCACAGAGAAGGCCGCAGAGACGCGACCGCGCCGGGAGCATGACGCACCCCTAGAAACGAAAACGGCCCCGAATGGGGCCGTCTCCGCGCTCGACATCGAGCTCGACTACTGAAACCCCGAAACCTCCGCGTCGAAGTATTCGCCGATGCACTCAACCACCCAATCGGGATTTTTGTAGACGCGCTCACCTGTCGCGCCCGTGGGGTCGTCCTCGATGGCAGAGAGTAACCGCGAGGCCTTCGATGGCGCGTCCTGCACCCATTGAGCGAGCGTCCCGCGCTCGTAAGAATTACGGGCCGCCCGAGTGATTTTCAAAAGAGAATCACCGCCCGAGCGCGAGGCCTTCGAGCTCGACCGCGAGCTCGTCAGCGAGTACGCATCGAGCTCGTCATCGTCGAGGCCGTAGCCGTAACCGCTCGACCATATCGGCGAGCTCGAATACGAACGCGCAGGGGCCGAGGCCACGCCGAAACGATGGGCCGACCATGCGTAGGTATTCGACAACCACGCCCCGGCATAAGTAACCCCGGACTTCCGATTGATGATCGCGACCGTACCGTCCGCGCTCATCATGCCGAACTTGTTACCGCTTCCGATGAGATCGCCGACGAACGAGAGCCACTCGTCATCGAGTAACAACGACTCCCGCGCCTCGATGACCGGGCCGATGACGTTTCGGATGAAATGCCAAGTGTCCGACCGCGACTTGTCCCAATCGTTACCCGTCGAAAGGATGCCGTTGTGCGCGAGATAAACCCGATCCGTCACCCGGTAGGGGTGACAGTTGTCGAAATTGATATCGCCGTGAGTCATCATCCGAGCGTGCCACACGCACTCGCGGCCCTCCGCATGGGCCCGATAGAAATCGACAAATTCGCGAGACGTTTTCGGCAGCACCTTGTGAACGTGCAGCTTGCCGCCCTCCGAGAACATGACCCCGAGACCGTCGCGATTCGCCGAGTAGACATCGACCAAAAACTCGTCAGAGAAACGAGTCGAGGCCGGCTGATGAACTAGTAAGCACATGATGAAAACCTCCGAGGCCGTTAGGCCGCTTCTGAGTGTTGAAATAGACCCGCCGTTCGCTCCGAGACATACCGCCGCATCGTCGCCGTCTCGTCAGACATCGAGGCCGCGCAGAACGCCAAGAACGCCCGAGCATTGAGGCCCGAGGCCGTCGTACTCTCGCGAGCGCAGAATTCGAGCAGCGCGTGGCAAAACTCCATCGCCGCAACCACGGCCTCGTACTTGAGCGACCCGCGAAAGATACGAAACTCGATGGTATTCGCATTGGTGAGGTTGACGGCCTCGTACCGATCCCCCGGCAAGTGGGCCGTCTCAACGACCTTTTCGACATACCGACAGAACCCCGTGTTGTAGCGTCGAGCGATTGCGGTAATGAAAGCATCGTTGCCGGGATCGTTTACGAACGTGACCGCCCGAGCGATGGTGAGATTCGAGAGGCCCGTCCGCGATACATGAACATGCAGCCCGCATGTGCTGGTGCGATGCGAACGAATCCCCGCGACCAGCTCGGGCCGACGCAGAAACGAGAACACCTCACGCAAGGCCGGGAGACTCATGGGCTGCGAGATCATCTCGAACCCATCAGCGAGCGACCCATCACGCTCAAAGAACATCCGATGACCGTATACGCCACCGTTGACGGCCTCATGGATTCCCGCAGCAATCGTCGTACGATCCCGCGCCCCTGTGCACTCGACTTCGAGCTCGACCCCTAGGTGGCGATTTGCCGCGACCGTCCAATCGTCCGAAATGGGAACCTGCGAACGCTTCGAGGCGTGATAGTCGCGGATGATCGAGCGCGACGGGCTCTCATAGTCTTGATGAACGTATTCGTCCTCGTCCTCGTCATAGTTGAAGGCCTCATCGTCACAATGAATGATGCAACGACGGCCCCGTTCGTTGAGTGCCTCTCGCGCATATTCGTCATGCACCCACTCGCCATACCGCTCCGAGTATTGATAGGAACGATCGCGGCAACGCTCACAGACGAACTCGTCACCGTGGGCCCGTTCGAGCTCGTCATCGAAGAACATCTCGCCGCAACAATCACACGCGCTACGCGATCCGCGCTCGTTTATTTCCTCAAGCATATATTCACGATCGAAATCATTAGACGCATCATTCGCGACATCGAGCCATTCGCGCAGCGTATCCGTTGAAATGGTGCGATATAAACGGTTGCCCTGTTCCCAAAACGTCCGCACCATCTCGGGAGAATGAATCCCGCGACGAGTCGCCGCTTCCGCGACGAGCCCCGCGAACGCGGCGAGATTGTCATCGGTAGGAGCATCGCCCACGCGAGAGAATCCGCGCTCGACGCATCGAGAAAACGACGCCATCCATCGGGAGAAATCGCGAGACGTTCCGGCAGCATCGATACGCTCGGCGATGAGCTCGGCGAACGGCCCGATACGAGCAGGATCAGAGACGCGAGAACGGAAAAAAACAGAATCAAACATGACCATGTTTTCGACCTCTTTCTAACTTTCTAGGCGACCCACAACGGGCCGCGCTCCGATCATAGCAAAAAAAGGCCGGGAGAGTGCAACCCCTCCCGGCCTCGATCAGATCACCACCAGAACGAACGGCTAGACCCCTTCGAGCATCTCCCCGGCGAGCTCTTCAAATTCGACGCGATCCGCCGTCCACGGGATCGAGCGAGCGTAGGCCGTCGCACCCGTGACGGCATCGAATACCGTCTCGATGGGTCGGCCTTCCTCGGCAACATGCACCGCCTTGATTCGATCCGCGACGCGAGGCCCGAAACGTGCCGCCAAAAATGCGTCCACCTTTTCGAGCTTTGCAGATTGCGCGGATCGCAGAACGTCCGACACCGACGATGCAGACGCATTCGCATACGCGAGCAAGGCCGGGGCCGCTTCCTCGATGAACCGATCCGGGGCCGAGGCCGTATGACGGATCGAAATCTCATCCAACTCGTGAGCCCCCCAAACGATCCGATTGGCACAGACGTAATCGAAAAGAAAGGTTTTTATTTTCAACGCACCCGCGCCCGTTTCGGAATTGGTGACGAAAAATCCGCGCGCGAGCTGCCCCGTCTGACCGTCTCGGCGATTGGGCAGTTCGATCCGATTCACCTCATCAGCGAGGAAAACGAACATATCGCGATCCCCTGCGAATAACGTCGTATTCCCACTCGTCACGGCATCGAGGGCCTTTCCAAAAATACCGGGAACGCGAAAATCACCCGACACGCCATCGCCGAAACGATCTTCGAGGGCTCGAACGACATCGACGTTCCAGATGCGACCATATCGAGGCCCGGTCGCTGCCCGTAATTCGATCCCGTCCGATCCGCGAGTGAGCAAAACGCCCGTGTCGATTGCATCGCGCTCGACCTTGAGGCCGTAGTTCAAGCAGTCCGCAGCGAGTGGGGCCGGGAGTGTTCGCAAGTAATGGGCCGGGGCTCCCGACAGATTCGCAAGCTGCCCGAAGGCCCAGTTAGTCGGGGCCGCGGTATGACCGCCGGGGCCCTCGATGAGGATGCCTCGATTGTCATCGGTCGGAACCGCGCCGAGCTGCCGCGAACTCACGACCGAGGCGCGAGAATTGGCGCGAAGTGTTTCGAGCTTTTCACGCATCGAGGGCAGACTTGTGAAACGCTCCTCGGGTGGGCGCGTGGCCCATTGTTTCGATGCTTGCATGAGATTTGTCACGATCCTTTCTCCTTTCTGATGGGCACGATGCCCGAAGTGAATCCTATCAACTCGTCAACCGTTGTCAACTCTTTCCATTGAAAATTTGATGAAGCACGATGAACCAAATCAGTTTTCCGATTGTGCTCAAGAACTCCTTTTTATCCTTCGATGGTTGGGGCTCAAGTGGGGGCGGCTTAAGCGTTGACGGTCGGCGACGTTGGCCTCGCCTACCTGCTGCCATACGACCCCCTAACGGATCACAGGCAACGTATCGGCCCGTCCATCGGTAGTAAATAACGCCCCGGCATCGTTGCCTTCATCATCAGCCGAAGGCCAAACGAGCGTCCCGTTGTCCAGTTCAAAAACAACCGACCTACTGTACCAACCAAGGTTCTCGACTTCCTCGGGATGCAAATAGCGGACGGCCTTTATCGTTCTGCCCACCAACACTTGGGCAGCTTTCTTTTCCCAATGGTTTACAACCTGGTCATCAACAGGGGTGTTCATGCGACCCTCTCATTCAAAATGTCCAAGCGAACAAACGTCCGTACAGGGGTATCAGATCGGATGAACTCGTTTCCGTTACCCTTCAAAAACTCATCCATAACGGATGCTTCCTCTGGGCTATATGCCGTCAGCACATAGTCAAGGCGCGTCAGAAAATGCACATCTTCCTTTTCGCCGTGGATCGTTGCGTAATCGGACTCCATCGCGCCGACATAAAAGTGAGTTTTCATACGTCCCCCCGCTCTTCGGTAGCTGCCGCACTATCGGCAAGTGTGTGGTCCTGCTCGACGTAGGCCAACGCGATTTCATACAAACGATCCCGCTCTGTCTCGTTAGACGAAAGATAGAGAATGAAGTTGTAGATGGTCTCCAAAGCGGCAAGTTGCTTTCTATTCACGATAGTCTCCTTTCTGACTTTCTACGCTGAAACATATCAGCCGACCGAATCTATACCAAAGGCTCACGCCTCCGCAAGTGTGAACATCAACATATTCCACGGAACCGCACCGTAGTGATAACTTGCAACAGGATCAGTATCCACGCCCGACTTCACTAATTCAAAAATCTGTGCGCCCGAATACAGTAATAGCTTTCCCTCTTTCGATGCGACCTTCCCAGGTGGGACGTACAACACCAAGACGAACGTCCGCACTCCGAGCTCCGCATGGCGCGCATGGAAAGCAATCTGATGCGGCGACAGATTGACCTTGCGGCCCTTCTTCACCACCTTGAGCTCAACCGGGACAAACTCCCCCGTTTGCTTGAACGCGATGAAACAGTCTGGGATACCGAGCCCGACTCGCGACTCAATCCGGGTAATAAGGCAGTTTGGGAGGTTTTCTTTTAGCCTTTGATACAGGCTCGTCTCGGGCTTCGACGGCATCCTCTTCCTCCTCGGGTTCGTCGTGCTCTAACTGGATCGGCTCCTCAAGGCTCTCCTCTACCTGCTGCGGCGTTACGTCGATGATCGGGCTGCCGTTGCCGTAGAGCTTTTTGATCTCCTCGAGTTTGCGCATGACCTCCTCCTTGCTCATGGAGTCGATCGTGCCGTGCCGAATCTCCTTACGGTCGATGTAGATCGTGCCGAGGGCCTGCCCTCGACGGTACTCGGCCTGCACCGCCGCACCGTAGGCTCCTGCGGCCAAAGCCTGGTCACGAATGACCTGTAGGTCTCTCATGTGCCGCTCGTAGGTCGTGCCGTACTTCTCGGCCATCTCTGCCCGGGCTTTCTGAATCGCCGCGACAATGTGCGGGTTGATGTCGGGGTTGGTTAAGTCCTCGGCCTTGCGCTTGGCGTTCTTCTCGGGCCACCCCGCACGGACCACGGCCTCTTTGAGCGTAACGTGCCCGTCCCCCGCGACGAACTCGTTGACGAACTTCCACTCCTGCGTCGTCAACTCACGGTTCTTGTGTGGCTTCACGGGCCGCGCCAACCTTTCCAAGGTCGGGGTGCTGATTCCCCTACCAACCTTCTTGCTGAATTCCTGGTCGGCCTTGGTCCGCATCTTCATGCGACTCTCCAGACCCGCCAACCGTCCTCAACCTTCCGACACGAGAACTTCGTCCCGTGGCGCTTGGAGTACATCCAAGCAGCACTACGGGCGTTCTTCGCCGACTCGGCATCGGCCAACAGGAAACTGTCCCCCACGGCCATCACAGGGAAGGGGTACTTCTCCCGCTGGGCTTCGGCGGGGATAGGGATGCCCGAATCAACTCTTAACATACCAGCAAGTCTACTGCTGACAATTCCTTGCCGTCCAGCCTTTGAAGCCACTTTAGTTAGACTTTTTTAGGGTCAACACATTTTTCTTTTTCAAAAAATCATCCCGCGCGCGCACCCCAGAGAAATTACACCCATTGACCCCCTGTAATGTACCGTGTAGCTATAACTCACTGATCTACAACACTTCTTACACCATTACGTCTATTACGCCATTTTTTGAAAAAATAAAAACAAAAACATAGTAGACCCCTCTGGAGTCCTACTACTGTGCGTTTTTGGCGCTTTTTGGCCATCAGCCGGTCATTTGCTGCCCCGTGGTCCGTGATCCATGTTGCATCAAAACCACACCCCTCCCCAAAACCCAACAACTTAACTCCTTGATTCTTAACAAGTTAATTTAGTTGACTCATTGACTAGTCTATGAGATAATATGTTGTCGGCCCTTCACGGTGCCGGCGTTCTTTAACAACCAGAAAGGAGAAAGTTATGGCAAAGACCAAAGCTGCCCCGCGTGAGTGCACGGTTCCTGGAGAGTTCGTTCTTCGGATCTATTGGAAGAAGGGCGCTCCAGTCGGCCGGTACAAACCGGAGTCTCGGATCTGTTTCGGCCTGATGTATTTTACGGTCGAGAAGGACGCAGACAAGTTCGCCAAGCTCGTTGAAAAGGCGGGCGATACGTACAACGGGGGCTGGTACCACGGGGCGCCCTGTGGTCGGGACAACAGCTTCGACCATACGGACCAGGAGGGGGTTCGTTGGTACGCGGTCACCACGGCGTGATCCGAGGGCCCCGGGGAGTGATCCCCGGGGCCTTTTGCTTTGTAAAAACCCCCGGGCCTCATCGACCCGGGGTCCGCGGCAAAGGGGTTGGAGTGCTGGAAAAGCGCCGCGACAAACTTACTGGACCCCCGCGCCCATGGCCTTCTTGAAGTCTCCTTCAAGCATACGGGCCGCGGTGCGGACGGTCATGATCTCGCCGAATTCGATTTCGGAGATATCGACCTCGAGGGGGCCGGGGACGACTCCAGGAACGACGACCACGGGCCCGACGAGCCCGTAGCGTGTGCCGTTGATCGTGAGGGTGATCATCTGCACGAGTGGGGCGCGGTCCGGTTCCTCGAGGCTTAGGTCGTCCATGTCGTTCATTCCCTCATGTTGCGCCCGGACTCGTACCAATGCAAATCGAGCAAGAGCCGCTCGATATGCGTGGTGAGCCCGTCGCGTTCCTGTTTGAGCCCTTTGACTTCCTCTGCGAGGGACTCGAGGAGGACGTTTTGGACTTCGATGCGTCGGCGCAGGGCGAAGACATACTCCCGGAGCTGGAGGTCGTGGATCGGGATGGGCGGGTCGTCGGTCGAGTTGATCGCAGGGACTAGCATGTTGCGGTCTCCCTCTCGTAGTAGCCTTCTTGGTTCAGGATGGCGCGTACCATGCTCTCAGCGGCGAGGGCGTCCTCGACCAGAGGACGCAGGGCCTTGGTCCGTGGCTCGTGGTTATAGCCCCCTGTGAGCTCGAGCGTGAGCCCTTGGAGCGCCATGTTGGCCTCGTGGAGGGCGAGGAGTGTGTCTTTGCGGTTCATGTCTTCTTGATCCCCTGTGCGAGAGCGAAAAACTTCTCCAATTTTTGCACGGTGATTTCCGTGCTGCTCGTTCCGAATACGATCCCGGCTTTCTCTGCAAGTTTGATCACGTTATATAACTCGCCGCCTTCAAGCGACCGGGCGCACTCTGCGCAGTGTGTTTTCCTACGCAGCCTTGGGTAAAGGTTGCAGTAGTCACAAGTCAGTTCCTTGT